CCAGAGCCAACTGGTAACCCACCATAAGTAGCGCCATCGCCAACGAATATTTGTTTTAATGTGGTATCATAGATTATTTCGCCTGCCAATGGGCAAAATGCTAGTCTATCAGTAGTTGGACCACGTCTGAGTAAAATGCTTCCTTTAGAATTAGTTGTCATAGAATACCGTCACTATATCTTCAGGGCCATAAATTTTAGATGGATAGTAGGATGCAGTTCCGGCGAGCGGGATTTCACCCCCATCATGTAAAATTTCTGTTGGTAGTCCTTGAGTAAAATCGCCTCCATCCATACTTTGAACTATGGCAGATTCATATAGTACTTTTATTGGACCAGCATCCAATCCAGATGTGGTGAAAAGATTGTTTTTGTCGAAAGGTGCACCTGCTAATATTTTATAACCCATGACTTATTTATCAGAAATATTGAGTACATTATTTCTGAATTAGGTATTAGCAGGTGCTTGTGATTAAACGATGATACCAGTTGTTGATTTGGTATATTGAGAAGCTGATTCTTTATCAGAAGGTTCAAGAACAACGATAGTTGATCTAGCCAACTTGATATCCCTATCGGGATCTACTGTGAATAAATATGGGACCATGCCAATTCCATTATGACCACTTGCTAATACTTTTGGTTTTGAAACTTTGATGAAATCATTACGTTCTTCAACTAATGATGCAATCAATTCCTCGCCGGAGGTTAATTTTACGGTGACTACTTCACCAGGTGAAACGCCTTTATCTATAATCATACTGCTTCCTGTAAATATTGTCTTAATTCTGTGAACCCGCCGATATAATTGCCATCGACGAAAATTTGTGGAACGGCTCGTGCGGTGGGAACGGCTTCGAGCAAATCTTCACGAGTCCATCTATCACCTGAAATGTTACGTTCTTCATATTCATAACCTTTCATTCGTAATAATGCTTTTGCTTGATCACAGAATGTGCATTGATCCTTTGACCAAACAATTGCTACATTTTTTGAATATGGCTTTGTTAAAAATCCTTCAGCATTGACCACATAATCTGCTGGAACTTGATCTGACATTTTATGCTCTCTCTACTTCTACAATAACATTACTACCGACTAATTCTTGAACAATTGATTCAACAGTTGATTCAAACTCTTCTCCAATTAGCGATTCTTTTAACGCATCATCATTTTTTACCAATTTGCTTAATTTAATTACTACTACTTCTTCTTGAACTTGTGCCATTTTTATTTCCTTATATTTGTGTTGTGTGAAGTACTATTATACATCATACTTCACACGTTGTCAAATCTATTATGCGTTTTTGAACGCATTTACTTTTGCTTTAATTCGGTCTAATTTGGATGGTTTAGCCTCCAAATAATTAACAGAAATATTCCTGAACTTCACCATTTCTTCGCGATCTTTTCGTCGTTGTTCTAGATACACTGTATTTTCTGGAATACCACCATGCTGTGGCATTGGCGGCAATTCTGGTTTAGGACTACCTACTATACTACAGACGGGTGCATTAATTTTGGTGATTGTATATTCACGTATGTTTTTCGCTAATGATTTTGAAATAGATCTTGGTCTATCAAAAAAATCAGCTACTGCAAACATAAATTTAACTGTGCGACACTCATACTTATCATCTACTGCTTTTATGTGTCCTTTGATTACTTTCATTTCTGATGCAATTTGCTCTAAATTTTGTAGTTCTAATGATTTGAATTTTTCAACTTCAGCTTTTGCTTTTATTAACTGTTCTTCAAGGGATTCTTTCCAAGCATCACTGATATCAGCACCTTTTAACTCTTCTTCTAACTTTTTAACTTTTTCTTTTGCTTTTTTTAACAAATAACTCATAATATACCTCAAATGTTTGGTAGTTCATCATAATTTAATTCGCTGCTCATCACACCAATTACATAACTAATCGATTCGCTTTCTTGTAAAGCGGTTTGTTTTTTACTAGGATCAGTATGACGTGTAAACCATGGTATTGGAGTGGTTTTTGGTGCAGTTCCTTGGTACTTAATACCAATTTCTTTTAATGAACCAACTGCTGTGTAATCGACAAAATCTTTTAAGATATTGGCATTTAACCCGATCACTGGTCCTTTCATAAACAAGTAATCTGCCCAAGATTTTTCTTCTCTGATCACTGATTCGTAGATACCATATACTTCACGTTCTAACCGTACTTTAGCTGCTGCAAATCTTGGATCATCTTTAACTAATTGATTAATAATATAAGCAGTCCAGTCTTTGTGTAATAATTCATCTTGTAAAATTAATGAAATTATATTACCATTTCCGATGAATAGTTTATTCTCTACCATGGCTAAACTAGTAGCAAATGATACCATAAATCGGAAAGCTTCTAATGCATAACTAGCATGTAAAGCCAACCAAATGTGATCTATATGTGCTTCTTCGTTGTAGAGGAAGTTAACAGTATCTTTTACTTCTGCTAGGCAGTTATATTTGTGAAGTTTGTCATAATATTTACCAACACTAGATGCCATGTCGATAATTTCTTTTGTGTCATGAATGGTATTGAATACTTCTTTTGGCACATTGTAAATATTTCTAATAATATGGCTATAACTGCGGCTATGAATGTTTGTTTCAAAAAACCCCCAATTATACATTAATGCTTCGACTTCTGGAACCGAGCATACTGGTGTGAACACTTGGGTTGGCCCACGTCCCTGTAAACTGTCTAATGCAGTTTGTCTTAATACATTGCTAGTGAAAATATGTTTAACAGCATCACTTGCATCTTTGAAATCATTGGCATCTTTACTCAATGAAATTTCTTCTGGTACCCAAAAGAAACCACGAGCAGTTTGTTCAAATTTTTGAATTTTGGGATATCGGACTTCTTCAAACCGTTGAATAGTTACTGGCCCTGCTGGGTCAAGGAACATTTTACGATTTAAATAATCTGTTTGTGTTTTTAAGTTATATTGTTGTTCTGACATTCCTTGTCCTTATTCGTCTGGTAATCTTCTTTCGTGATAAATTACTAATGCATCTTCTAGTAATTCGATTTGTTTTTCAATCCTCCATTTTACTAGAGGATCGGTTTCTGTTTCTAATTTTTGTTTTAGATGTTCTATATCAGGTATTTTGTTCATCGATATAAGCTTGCAACCCTTCATTAAAAATATTCCCACCATTTGTAGCCATATAGCCGGTTACTGAACTATGGTCTTCAAATTTAACAATCCATTTTTTATTTAATTTACTAAATCTAAAAACAAATAATTTAGAACCTAATTCGGTCATTGGGATCTTCTTTCCATATCTAACTTTAAATCCAAAACTTCTTGTATCAGACAACGGATAAAAATTAAATCCATTATGTAGTTTATTTCCTTCTTTTAAAATGTGAATCATATTATTCTCCATTATAATTTGCAAGATTCGCAATCTGCTTCACCTTCATCAATACCGCTTGGTAAATCAACTTCATCTTCTGCTTTTGAACCAGCTTTATCTATAAGTGAGTAATAAAAGGTTTTTAGTCCCCATTTATGTCCTAACATCAAATTTTTCGCAATTAATGTTCCTGGTACTTTTCTATCTGGAAAGTGTTTAGGCGAATAAAAAGTATTCACTGAGATTGCTTGATCGACATATGCTGCTAAAACAGATGCAGTTTTTAAGTAACCTATGCAATCAGTCTGGTCCCATAGTAACTGATATTTATTTTTCAGTTTATGGTATTCTGGAACTACTTGCGTTAATGATGCAGCTTTTGATTCTTTGGTTTGAATTAACTGCATTGGCATTTCAATTCCATTTGTGCTATTGATAACAACAGAACTGGATTCAACTGGTGCGATAGCCATTTGTGTGGCATTTCTAACTCCATATTGTTTCATACTAGCTCGTAAGGTTTCCCAGTCTAATTCTGGTGTGAAATCAGTTAACTCATTAACACCCTCTGCACGTAATTCCCATGGGAATATACCTTGGCCGTATCTCGTTAAATGACTATGCTCACACGCACCGCGTTCTTTTGCTAATTCAACACTGGATTCGGTGGTATAATATGCTAGATGTTCAATCCAACTTTTTACTTCTGATAGCATATCTGGATCACCGTATTTGAATCCACGTTTAGCAGCCCAGTATGCAAGATTTGTAATACCAATTCCTAGCGGTCTAATTTCATCATTAGATAATTTAGATTGGATTGATAAGAAGTCTTGGTAATCCAAAATATTGTTAAGACTGCGGTGTAGAATACGACACGCCCTACGCATATCTTCTGGGTTTCTGAAAGCCCCCCAGTTGATACTTCCAAGTGTGCATAAACTGATTTTTGGCACAGCACGGGTGCATTCTTTTTTAATTATTTTCATTAATTATTCCTTAATTATTCCTTAATAATTTTCCGTATTTTATTAAAATATATCTACTCTTTCCAGTACTAATAGATGCATCGACTAGTGAATTATAAATAATGCCATCAAATTCTATTTTTGGCAACGCTTTCAATCTCTTTGCAGTTTTAACAGATTCACTATTAATTTTATTTTTTTCTTCTGATGTCAGGTATCGATATGTGGCATATTCGTAAGGTACATTTCTAATATTTGTAAGTTTTTTACATTTATAGCCATGGTGATGACCACGCTTTCCTCTAGCAACAGCACTCATAGTTGATGGATTTAATGAATGTGTTTTACAAAAATCTAACATATTCCTTACTATAAGTGTGTCCCCGTCTGGTGTTATAATCTCCCAGGTATCTATTGATAAATTGGCTTTTTGGTTGCAGGTTAGGGTGCATCCTTTGTTCCAAGCTTTGCGAGTTCCAGTTTCAAATGCAATTTTATGTGCTTTGCTAATTTTATGACCAGACCCAGTATCCCCACCACCCGCTGATGGTGAAATGTTATAGTAAGTTTTACTATTAGCACAATCACGGGCGGTTAGATAAAATTGTTCTCGAATAAACAATTGTTCTTCGGATTGTACATATTCAACTATAACCCGGGTGAATATATCTATTCCATATTTTCTAACCGCATTTAAAAATCTATAACCACTGCCGGTATATCCATCGTCTATAGTTCCTTTATGTGACCCTAAATATTTCATACCATTTACATTATTAGTCCATTCGTAAATAAACCCAATATACATTATACATTCTCCTTTTATAATGTATTTATGTACATTAGGTTATGTTAACTATTACATTAGTAAATCTTTAATATCATCATCTTCGGTTAGTTCTCTAACTTTTTTCTTATCACCGTTAGCTAACAGAACTTTATGCTGTCCTGGTAATACCACATCAACGCCATTATCCAATGTTAATTTAAACTCACCTTCATCGTTTAATGACTTAAATGGAACTGAAGGCAACACTATCTCTGCACATAAATTTGATTGATAGATTGGGTGAATGTTAGTATCAAATGGTCCTTGATTTTGGACATTATCAACATACATTAGGTAAATACGCCCGGTATCAGTGCGTTCTTTAAGTAATCCACCTTTGAATACTTCTTCTGCTGAAATAACTTTTTTTCTTAAATCTTTGCGTTTTTCGTATTTTACGTATAATTCTTCAAATTGTGCATTATTTCTATAGAATGCTTCGTACAATTCTGGAACTTCATTTGGATCAAAGAATGTGATATTTTCTTTAGCTTTGAATCGTCTCCAAAATAGCGCCGATAATACAACCCCATAGTCCATATGTCTAACACGGGTTTCTTCTGTGCCTTGGTTATTTTTTAATACAATCAAATCATCAAATTGATAGTGCCAGATTGGGAAATATACTGTACAAGACGCATTTCTGATACCACCTTGGCTACAGCTTTTCAGATCACCAAACCATTTTTTTAAGAATGGAATCATGCCGGTATGCATGATTTCTCCACCTCTGATAGGCGAACCTAACGGACGTAATCTACCAACTTCTAATCCGATGCCAGCACGTTTGCTAGCATATTTGGCCATCATTTCTCCAGAGGCGAATATACTATCAAGATCGTCGTCGCTGCGTATAAGAACGCAACTGCTAAATTGTTTTGTGGGGGTTCCGAGGCCAGCGAGAACAGGAGTAGCCAAAGTAAAAAGGCCATCAGATGCGGCATTGTAATATTCCTTTATGTATTTCATTCTAGCAGAATTTGGTTCTTCTTTATGGAAGACAGTAGCTGCCGCAACCATGTATCGTATTTGAGGTGTTTCAAATACTTCTTTTGTTGAACGATTTCTGATCAGATATTTTTCAATCAACTGCTCAATTGCAGCATATGAATATTGCTCATCTTTGTCATGATCAATAAACGAGTCCATTTTATTCCAATCATCTTCACTGTACCATGATAATAATTCAGGTGTATAAAGACCAATTGCTATATTGTTTTGCACAATTGAATAGAGGCTCGGTGGGTTGTATTGTCCGTATACATCTTTGCGAAGCATAGATAACCGTTGTTTACCGGCTACAAATTGATAGTTAGTGTGACCAATATCAGGATTAGCTTCAACATCAATAAGATCAACGATTGCACGTAATGTTATTTCATCGATTTCTTTGGTTGTGATACCATCATAATAGTGTGGCTGACTCTTGATTTCAATCATTGATTGACTGACATCTGCTATTCCCGCGCATACTTTAGCGATTTGGGACTGCCATTTTTCAATGGTCAATGGCTCTCTTTGGCCATTTCTTTTTATTACTGTAATTTTGTTCATATCCATATGTTGTTACTCTCGCTTATCTGTCTACTTAAATCCGTTTAGGTAGTATTTATTGATGATAAGCAAGATGTTAAAAAATTGATAAGTTATTGAAAATTAAGGATTATTAATTAACTTATCACCTAATACAGAGTATTATACACTACAATTGGTGATAAGTCTAGTAAAATTTTTACTGAATCGATGATTTATACGTAAACGAGAAGATACCAATATCGTCTAGTAGACTGTTTGTATAATAGATACCGATGGCGGATTGACCACCTGAAAATGCTGCTGTAAAATCAAGCCAACCAAGAAAATCCTCATTTCCTACGTAATCATATTCATCTGACAAATGGATTTGTGAATTGGCTATATCAGCAATTACTGTGATAATGCCTTTTCTTGTAAACTCTCCTACTGTACTGGAGTATACATATTCTATTTCGTGAATAATTGATCGTTGTTGAACAC